GGTGTGTGATCTGGTTGTAGTGTTCTGCTACCTTACCGGGAGTATCTGTAAGGAGAAAATGAGAAGAAAACTGATCTTTAAAATTTATCTCGTTTATGTTAAGGGCATTAAGAATTTCCTGCGGGGTAGTTTTCTTCTTGTCCATTGTAAACCGCTGCCCGTTCAACCCGTACTCGTTAATATCATCTCCTTTTGTCCTCCACATCCTACCACTGTCATTTGTAACAGACAGGTTGGTTTGACCTCCCCAATTACTTCTAATTGTATCTCCCGGGGGTCTTCCGGTTCTAAACCAATCTATACCGTCAAGTATAGCAGATTTGCCTGCTTTTGTTTCCCCAATTATAATATTAAGGCCAGGTACAAATTCTAACACGGAGTTCTTGTGCGAGAGTAGGTTTTTTAAAACAACTTTCTTTATCAAAACTCTAAATTTTTGTGGTTTCACTGCACGTGTATGTCATAATAATAAACAGCAAGGGCAAATGCCTGCCAAATATCCTTGTAAAAACCGTAAAAAAAACCGGGGTTCTTTTTAGTTCCCTTACTGTATTTTCCATGCTCCTGTCGGTTTCCAAACCGGTCAACAAGAGCCGTTGTAATATTGGAATCTTTGGCCTGATTGGAACCGCAAAGGTGCATTTTAACGTCCTTACGAAGCTGTCTTTTTACAAGAACCTCCCCGTTTTGTATTAGTTTTTCAAAAAACCGGCCCGTCCAAAATACCGTATCAAACACATCTCTTCCGACAGGCATCCCGTAAGAGGCAACTTCCTCCATTACAGCCACGTCAAAATCAAGACTGTCAAACTGGAATTTTAACTCGTTGTTTTCTACCTTGTCAAATTTTAGTATTGCATCCCCGTCCCAAATTACATAGGCACTTTCAACATTACCGGGATCAATTGCCATCACAATTTTTGGTTCCATATTCAGTTCTGGTTGGTTTTGCTTTTAATAATAGGCTCTACAAGATCAATTTCGTTGCGTTCAACCCGTTTTAACACCTTCTCCACTCCCTCTTCCTCGATCAATTGTTTCAGACAAACAACCGCCGAGTCAAAAGTTAGCTTGTTCTTTTGCTCCCTTGTTGGATTGGTCGTATAATCCTGTATGCTTTGCTGTAAAATTTCGGTTAGACTTTTAAAGCTCAAAACAGCTACTAAATAAACAATAAGTTTTAAATCTATTTCTCCACTCATTTCTTGGGCTTTTTAAATGTGTTTCCAATATAACCTAAAATATCTTTCCATTCTTCCTTCATCTTTTTTTCTTTTTCCGTTCAAATTGCATTTTATTTTGTATATCTAACCAAATATTTATAACTTGATTTTTTAGTTGTTCCTCTAAATTGTTATCCTCTACAATTGTTATAGAATTATCCATAGAATTAGATAATTTTGTATCCTCAACATAATAAATATTAGAATTTGTCCATTTTTTAACGTATTCCAAATTAGCTCTTATATCATCAATTCCATATTTGAAATCAATATAAACAGGAGCTTTATGATAAGGCTCCCAAACGCTTGATTTATAAACTTCAACATATACAGCTATTGCAAATGGTTGCTTTTCTTCTTTTCCTTTATATGTTATTTTTCTTTCTAATTTAGGCTGCCTCTGACGAAACACTCTAAGTCTCAAACTAGAATAAAATTTCATAGCTTGTCCTCCAGGAGTATCTATTCTTTCACCAAAACCAGCATCCATTTTTTCTCTTATTTGATTAGAACAAACCATTATATAATTATTTTGCTTGAGCAATCTAGCTGCTTTTCTGAATCCTTGAGAAAACAATTTAGCTCTTCGTTGATATTCATCTTTTTTATTTTCCATTTCCAAGTCAGAAGCAAGAGCGGCAGTAGAATCTATAAAAATTCCATTTATTTTTTCAACATCTTCAGGATTCCATTTCCAAATTTCATTAAAAACATCATCTGGAGTATTTGGATATAAAACTTCATTTTCAAAAAGTTCCAAATCATACACGTGTTTAGCAAATGTTTTAGACAAGCGTGCTTCAGGATCATGGAATTGTAATTCTCCTCCTTTTCGTTTTACATTGCCTGCAATTTCACAAAGCATAGATGTTTTTCCAACTGAAGGTGGCCCAAATATTTCTATAAATAAACCACCTCCAGGAATTCCCCCGCCTCGTACTTTACCCCCGGAAATAGCAAGATCAAGCAAGGTACTTCCCGTAGAAATTACATTGGCAAAATTGCCTTCCGGGGGTTTGGGAGGTTGAGGTTTCTTCTTCTTATCCGAAGCTACACTTTTCTTTACCTGTTCGGACAATTTCTCTTCTTTAATTTCTTCCTGTTTCTGTTTCGTCATGTTACTTGCTATCTCCTTTTTTTATAAATTTCTTTAAATCAATTTCGTTGGCATAGAACATAAGAGTTATCGGAAGCAACACGGTAAGGGCAAGAATAAATACAAGAGGAATCCAGTTTTCTTGCATTGTTGTTATAACCTGGTCGGTTGTCACACTAACAATATCAGCTCGCATAAAGACAACAAACACCCAGAAATAAAAAGCAAAAAGAATGTCAAAAAAGGCAAAGAGCACAACAATAGAAACATACTTGTTCTTTTTGTTCTTTGCCAATTTCTTTGTTTCCTCTTTATTCTTTTTCTCCGGTTTAATTGACCCCGCCATTAGTGTAAAATGCAACAAGGTTGCCGAAATAAACCCGGCAATTACTACCGAAAGTAACCCTTCAAGCACGATCATAACAGGATGCAAGTCCAGTGTAAACACGCCAAGCGTCCCGGCAACTGCAAGTGTCAGGTGTAAAAACTGTATAAACACCCCTACAATCCCCCACCAAAACGCAAAAGACGTGTTATCAATGCTCGTTGCTACCCGTGTTAAAAATCCCTCCTTCATATTAGGCTTTGAAGTTTTGCTTGTAATACTTGTAGCATTCCTGGAAAATGTTGCATTCTTCACAAGCGTCGTGTGCATTCCAATCCCTGCCAAACATAAGTCCCAAGTCCTGTTCTCTGGGGCAGGTAAGCTGCTCCTGCTCGTTAGTATCCGGCTCTTTTTTGGAAGTGCTTTTAGCACCTGTCTCTCCCTTCGTCTGACTTTTAGTTGTCTTTTTAGAAGTTGTACCGGTTGATTTTACCTGCTTTGTTTGCCTGGGTTTTTGCTCTTTCTTCTCAGGTTGTTGTTTTTCTTCTTTCGGAAGACGCTTTACACCGGTAGTCTTTTTAGACTCTGCCGGGGTATCTTCAAAAGGGGGTTCATCTTCCTGTTCCCCTTCTTCTATTTCCTCGTTAGGTATTCCCTGCACTCTTGCCATAAGTTCTTCGTAAGAGCGACGAATAAGAAGATCGTCAAGAGGCGGAACCTGCTCGAGAATTTCATCCGGGTACTCGTACTGCCGCTCCAGAAATTCAATATCAGTTGCCTGTGCAAATGGCTGTCCTTTAAATGACTTTTTGGAAAAACGAACGGAAAGGGTTTTACCATTTTTAATGTCGGCAAAATTCCTGTGCCACTCTTTTTCTTCCAGATCCATAAGAAGTAATTCCATAAACTTAAAGTAGCTTATGTTAAAGAGCTTTATTTCTTCCTCGTATTCCTGATGATCAATAGGTACAACAGCGAAAAGCGTCCAATACTTTGCCTTTATTTTGTTTATTTCATCGTCCGCTGCTCCCTCTTTCTTTCTCTGGTCTACATATTCACAAACCGGGCACGGCTCTCCCCAGGTTTTGAGGCAGGTTTCTGTTTTGTTTTCTTCTCCTACATACTTGTGCACGTAGTAGGGTTTGTAATAGTAAAGACTGTCTTCCACGGCACGTCCTTTTTCCTCTTTCCTGTCCAAATGTTTCGGGTCTGTTACACGATAGGGAAGGATGTCAAAATTGACCCGTTCCCCGAACTTGACCTTAAAAATTGCATTTTTGCCTAGTTCCTCTGGAATGAAAATATTACCGTATTCAGCACTTCCTCCGCTTCTTGATTTGTTAGATTCAATACTGTCACCAATCATGTCACTCCAGTCGGGCATTTCATTTTTTGCCATTTTTCTAATAGTTTTTAATTTAACACTTTATTTATTTTCCTCAATTTTCTGTTGCCAATCCCGCAATTCCTGCATCTGATCTTCCCGCATTTTCTTACGCATACGAACGGGATCGTCCGTGCTCTTGTCATAGTTCATACTCTGTCCAATTACCAGTTTAACCGGTTCGTACTGCAATTCCTGTATGGCTTTTTCTACCTGACACCATACCTTGTAATCGTCATGTCCTTCATTTTGCATTGTGTTTGTTTTTATAGGTTAAAATTTAATCTTCCGGGTTTAGAGAACCGGAAATTTCGTCGTTTAAATGTTCCTTTCTTTTATTTTTCTTTTCCCAAAATTTCCGGTCTTCTACTATGTTTCTTGCAGCATCAGGAATGGAAAAGTATCCCATCCGGTACAGATCATTTAAACCCTCTAACAGTTTTTTCCGGTTCTGCATCGTAATAAGGGCAGAATAAGCAACAGTTGCCTCGTAGTCTGCATCAATCCATTGCTTATAGGCATCCTGGTATTCCTGCTGCCGACCAATTGCATTTTTGACTTCCTGGTCTGTAGCTTTTAAAAGCCCGTACCGGTCAGGATATTTCCTTAGTTTATTTTCAAGATCGCTTTTCACGTATTCCAGTCTGGCGGCAGCTTGTTCCTGATCGGCTTTTCTTCGGGCATAATAGAAAATATACTTTGAAACAACATCACTTTGATTCAGCCATTCCAAATGCAAGTTGTTCTCGTCAATGCGTTTGTCTTCTTCAAAATCTATTCTAAACTCGTCCTTTTCCATGCTTGTTTTATCTCTCTATATAATTATACAATTTAAGTATCCAAAATGGGACAACTAAGTTAAG